TGACAGTTTCATGTTCGGTCACCGAGAAGCGACCGCCAACATCACTGTGATACTGGTCAAGGTAGCTTGAGGCTTCAGCCTGTTTTTGCTGCTCGCGAAGGTGCGCATCGTCTCGCATCACGCGGCGGCGCTCGGCTTGCTCTTCCTGATCGGTCGTCATTGCAGCACCTCATAGTCGGATTCCACGCGCGCTCAGTCACGAGAGCGCAGGCCCTCCCTACGGTGCGGCAGATGAGCTGGAGCGGTGATAAGCGGCGGCCAGTGTCAATCGGTCCAGCATTGATCCAGCAGTGAGATTCTACCAGAAAGCACAAAGGACGTCGCGGAAAATGCAAAACTTTCTGTGAGACTCGACAAAGATTGCTATAGCCTGCCGCCCATGCCGTGGAAGCCGCGCCACCCCTCCAGCGCCGAACTCGAACTGCAAAGAAAATGCCACGCCTCGCAAATGCAGCTCCTGGCGCGCAACAGCGAACTGCAGCTCAAGGTGCTCTATGCCAATTAACTGGAAGTCTTGCTGCGCGAACGGTGCGTTATGATCGATGCGCTGCATGGCCGGATCGACCAGCTTAGGGGACAGAATAGACGACTCGATGCGGAGAACGAGCACCTGGTCGAGATGGTGCGGCTGCCGCCGCAGGCCTGAGCTAGCAGTGGACCCGCCGCTTAACCTGCCAGAAACGAATTCGCAGATAAGGTTTTGCCGGGCTGGATCGGTCTGCCGGCCTGGACACACGCAGGAAGCCCCGGCCCTCATTTCTCCCATCCAGAGAACCCGCGAGGGTCGGGCTTCCACTTATTTGGACCGGACCTGCCCTCGGCGTGCCATGCGCAAGTCAAAGCGCACTTGTAGAAACTGTTCGTCGTTTGTGTGGTCCAACGCCGTGCGTTGTCGTTTTTGCGGAGTGTGGCATCCAACCTCAGAGCTCCGAGCGGTCATCTTGAGCCCAAGTGCATTTGCGTTTTGCACCCTCGCAGTAACGGTCTTAGTCACATTCTGGTTTTGGCAATAACCCAGTTTGAGAACCTAAACCCAGTTTGAGAACCTATAAAAATTTTGCGCGTGGATATTGATCGACCGAGCTCCGACGAGTTTTGGGGGCCACCCCCGGTCGATCCGTACCGAACGCTTCAAGGAAAATCCGGCAGCTGGCCGGCAAGTGCCGTCGGGTTGATTGCAGTGGCCTTGCGCTCCAAGGAGGGTGACCATGGCCGATCGGCAAATGCCGAATCCCGGAGCATCAGTGAGTCACTGTGAGGCCATCCCGCTTCCCATATGCTTCCCATCTGGACTATGACCAGCACCGGGTACAGCAAAGGCAACGGCTTAGGCGTCAACGCCACGTGTCTGCCCAGCGCGAGCGTGGTAAGATACAGCCATGCAGATGCAAGAAGCCCTGGACCGTTGTGAATACGCCATCAAGTGCCAGATGGCTGAGATCGACCGGCTAAGGGCTGAGCTCAAGTGCCGCGACGAAGAACTCACGCAGCTGCTTGCTTGGATCAACGGTGATGCCGATGCGCTCGTCACCCTGCAGCGCACGTATATGGACCCCCGAACATCGACCAGTGACCGTGTAAAGGCCGCTGGCGCAGCCATTGCTTACGAACGGCACAAGCTCACTGTGCAGCTTCGTGTCGGTCCCAGCATTCTCAGCGAGCGTCTGGCCCAGGCCAGAACGCCCAAGACCATCGAACACAACGCACCCTAACCTTTATTCGCGTGTCGGATCGCGTCGCTGGTTAAGGCGACAATGCTGTCGTTGCTGTCGCCTTCTACTAACCCCCAACTTACCTCCGTTGAAGGTGACTTCTTGACCTCCATCGCTTCCACACTTCGCGATGGAGACGCCTGGAACGCTTCTTTCCATTTCCCATTCGGGTTCAGGTCGTACTTCAAATTACGACCACCGCCGCCGACGAACCATTCATGGTCCGTGCACCAGTCTAACGCCCGCTGGAATGTCGACTCCTTCATTCCGCTCTTCTTCATCAGCTGGGCCCAGGTGGCGCCGCCTGGCCGGAAGCTGCTCGGCTGGAATTCGTTGACCATCAACCTGATCAGCTCCCTCGCATGGTCTTGGCTGATCGGCTCATACCTTCGCGGAGCAGTCATTTTCTCTTCGTTCATTCAGACCCTCCCCGTTGGTATATATTAGAAGGGGCGCCATTACGGGTCTTTCAGATGCTGGCCCGTCTTGGAGATGTAATTTATTCGCTCGGCTGTATCGTGGCCGCGGCGATTCTCGCGCTTGGTGTCTTTGATTACTGGTTCGGCCAGGGCGGATTGGTTGTTTTGATCAGCTGGGCAGCATTAGCTGCCGGTCTATGGCTAATCGGCGAAGCAATTCGCTACATTCTGACTGCTCGGTGGTGAGGGTTGAGAAATAGGCTCTTTTTGCCGACGTGAAGGCTTAGGAGTGCGAACGGCTTCTACCGACCGCCGCAAAATTTAACAACGTATTAAGTTGCCCGATCTATTGTTAGTGATCCATGGGAGTTCACGGCCATGGATGTGTGGCTGATGACCGATCCGATGTTCTGGGTCATGCTCGGCGCTTGACCCGGTTTCTTCATCGGGTTTTGTACTGGCGCATTAGCGACGTGGTGGCGCCATCACGCCTAGGCCGAGTTCAGCCTGCCCCCGAAAGCCGGGAGTGAGATCGTGCGATTATTGTCGATTGGACTGCTCTGCCTCTTCCTTGCTGGCTGTACGGCGTCCGCAAAGGACGATGCCAAGTGCCGCTCTTACGGATCCTCTCCGGGAGAGTCGGCATATGTCCAGTGCCGAGCTACGCTTGACTCTGCTCGTACTCTGTCAGAGTCCATGGCGCGTTAGAGAGAGGCAATGAACAAAGCCGGCTCCCTCTACTCATAATCGTCGCGCAGCCGAGGATATCCGGGTGCGTAGTATCGCGGCGGCGTCTGTATCCTTCCCTTGAGCTCGTCCTCGAATCTCTGGATCGGGCTGTAGTCGGATTCGACGTTGCCCTTGCCCATGCGGTCATCGTACTGCCGTGGAAACACAGGGCGTGCGAAACTAAGTGCTAATGCATCTGCGATATCGGGCGACGCCAATCCCCGCCGCTTCATGTCTGATTTCTTCTCGAGCTGTAATTCGCCGCGCAGGTTGTAGTCGTACTCGGGGCCGATCAGTTGGTCCCGCAGCTCGCTGTTATTGGGAATGGCAAGATACTTGAGGGCATCTTTCAGATTCCCCCACATCTCAGAACGCCGCTGTGCATAGCGGACCTGATTAGTCGCGTTCAGCGCTTTTGAGCCGAACTGGATATCTTCAACTGGGAGGTTGTGGCGGTTGGCCAAATGGTCCGCTACGGCGCCGCCGGCACCGGAACCGTCGATGAAGATAACATCAACAGTGTGCTCGGTGCAAAACTGCAACAGCAAGTCTTCCAATCTATCGGTGCCGGTTTTGCGGATCACGATTGGTGCTATCGATCGCGCATCCATGCCGCGCCGGGGATAGATCACAGAAGCGTCATCACCGAATCGTGCGACGTCAACGCCGACCACCAAAGGATCATTGGGCAATGATTGCGGTTCTCTCGTCATCGCCTGTTCAACCAAATCCGTGTCGATGAATTGCAATGCGCCGGCGGACGGAAATTCACCGCGCACACGGGTCATAAAGAAATAGGAATCTTCCTCGTGGTCTTCAGCCCACTCTTTTATTTGTTGCTTATCTGAAATGCCGACAGTGCGGGCGTCGATGTGCCAGCGCTTCCAGCGATGTGCGAACTTGCCGAAGCACTCACGGAACGGACCGGTTGGGTGCAGCGGATTCCCGAACACCGCCCAGATGATTTTCAGTATCGACGTCGGTCATCACCGGCTCGATGGTCTGCCAGATGATTGCGGGAATGACCGACGCTTCGTCCATGATGACGACAATGCGCTTACCCTGGTTGTGCAGCCCGGCAAAGGCTTCGGGGCGATGCTCGTTCCACGGCAAGAGATCGATGCGCCAAACTTGTTGGGACTCGCTATCGGCGTGAAGCAACGCGGTTGCCGTCAGCTCAAAGAACTCACGCGCTTTCCAGAGATCATACCACTTCCGCAGCTCCGCCCTGTTCCTAGTGGCGAGTTGCGCCTCATTGCTGGCGGTCAGAATCCCGCGTGTATCTTCCCGTGTAGAGATCGCCCAAAGCAAAATCCACGATACGAGTGCGGTCTTGCCGACACCATGACCACTTGCCACCGCCAGCCTCACAGCTTTGCCGAGTGGCAGTCCGTCTTTGATTGCTTGCAATATTTCCACTTGCCACGGTTCTGGATGCTTGCCTTTAAGCTCCGGAGAATTCCAATCAAACATCTCTTCAACAAACTTCACCGGATCGGCGGCATAGGCCGCCAGCTCATCCGCGAGTTCAATGAATTCCGCATCCGTCATGCCGCATTCTCACTGAACAATTCAAGATTACCGTTGCGCAGGATGGCATCGCAATGACACCGTTTAGGCGCACACCGCTGTGGTGCTTCATGGCCGGCGCTCGCCCAGGCGGCGGTCATATTCCAGCACCGCATTGAGCAAAACCTGCGCGCCGGCGGCGCATTGCTCCTGACTCGTCCATTCCGCTTCATTGTGCGAAATACCGCCGCGGCTCGGCACGAAGATCATGGTCGTCGGCGCCACGCGGGCGATATACACAGAATCATGCCCGGCGCCCGAGACGATGTCGCGCGAGGCGAAACCGGCAGTTTCGGCCGCAACGCGGACGCAATCGATCAGCTCCGGCGAGAAGTAC